TTCCGGTGACACTATCTATTCCATGGTCGTTGCAGGATCAGGTAGAAAAGACGATGATAGCAAAGGTGTTTCTGTTAGTATCAAAGAATTCACGCCAACTACATTAGGTCTCGCTGGACAAGTATATAACCGTGAGTCGCTTATTAAAGCTACACAAGCCGCCGTAATTGCCAAAACAAAAACACGTCCTGAATTACAACAAATTCTTTTAGAATTGATTCAAGTAGCCGCTGGTGCACAACCTGCACTATCACCTGAAGCTAACGAAAATTTAAGTCAACGTGCAAGAGACCAGCTTAGTGTTGACTTTGGTGAGATTCTTGCACCAATCAAATTAGCCAATAAGTCTGACAAGATTGAGTTCCCTGCAGAAGGTAACTTCCCATTGATTGACGTTATCGTTGGTGATTTAAAATATAGCGTAAAGAGTTTGACGGGTAGTGGTACTAGCTTTAGAAGTATTCAAGACCTAATGGATAACTTTGAAGGTACTATTGAGAACGATAAGACACAAGAAAAACTATTCTCGTTGTTTAAAAGTTATCACCCTAAAGCAGGCGGTAAGAATGTAGACAAGATTATCGCCGGTGCAAATCATATTAGTGTTCCAGAATACACAAAAGTTTCTGAAATATTAGGTGGCGATTTTACTGACTATGCATCATTGAAAGAACTAATCAGTAAACAAAAATTTGTTAAGATGCCAAATGAACAGGGTTATAGTCAATTCTTAAAAATGTTCTATCCAGCAATGACAGCAGGTGGATGGGGCAAACCAGTAGGATTACCTGCAGATGGTAATTATTATATGGGTGTATCTAAGGGTAAAGAAAAGCCTACAGAAAAAGAAGCTGGACTACCTAGCTTCCGTGCTAACCCTGAAAAAGCCGCAACTGATATTCTAACCTATGTAATGGGCATCGGAACTCTTAATGCAGTAGAGCGTGGACCTGATGCAAAAGAATATGCACAGATGATGACCAATATCGTTAACCAAAGTCCTGCTTGGTTAGGTCGTTTAGACATTACAGATAGTGGCCAAGTTGTTGCTAGTGCAAAACCATTTACCGACTTGAAATTCAAGTTCCAATATCACGCACCTAGCCACAAACCGGGTAATAATTTGCCCGGATTTATGATTGTATATTGACACATAATACTTTTTGTGTTATCATATACAAATGATTACCTGTATAAACAAAGATTGCACACTTGCCGGTGATGACATAGCTGATTCGTCTATTGACTTATTGCTAACTGACCCGCCCTACAACATTAGCGAAGATGGTGCTCAACCAGTCTGGATTGACAAAGAAACTGGTAAGAATAAAACAACTATTCATAATCAAAAATTCAGTGAAAGCTTTGAACAAGATTGGGATAGTGTTGAACACACAGAGTTTCTAAATCAAATTGATAGTTGGGCTAAGTTTTGGTTTACTAAAATGCGCAAGGGAGGCACGTTCGCTATATTCATTAGTGATCAGTATGTTTCATATCTATGGAAGATTATGGAGAATGCAGGCTTTGAACCTAAACGTGTATTCACTTGGAAGAAGCCGGCAGCTGTCCCTTTCAATCGTCAGGTTAATCCAGTAAGTGCTTGTGAGTATGTATTGTTTGGTATCAAGCCTGGTGGTAAGCGTACATTCAATGCTGACAGTATTGAAGGTAATATTGTAGAGCGTTATGCTAGTGCTGACAAAATCAGTAGCATTGTGTATAAGATGATTAAGGATGCTGATAATCTTAATAACTTAGATAAGATTTTTGCTGAGGCTAAAAAAGAAGCAACAAAGATGTTGGCTGATAGAAAACGCACAGCAGAGGGACTGGTACAATGTGTTATCCCGAATACAATTACGTATAGCGGTGGTCTAGGTAAAAACAAGATTCATCCAACACAAAAGCCCACTGAAGTATTAGAATACTTTATTGAACTACTAAGCAATAAAGGTGATACAGTATTAGATACCTTTGCTGGTTCAGGATCGACTGGTGTAGCTTGTAATAAACTAAACAGAAATTGTATTTTAATTGAACGTGATACTGTTATGTTTGGTAAAATGCAGGAACGCATCAATGATTTGTCTAACGATTTATTAGATACTGAGCTATTTGAAGAATCTTAAAGGTTGACAATAAATCATTTTGGGTCTATAATAGAGTCTTATTCAGTAAAAGGAGCTATTATGAATTTCACCCAATATATGCTTGAATTCTATGGTCCAAATGGTATCTATCCTTTGGGCTTTACTGCAACCCAAATTAGTCTAGCTACTCAACTTTACAAATGCCGTCTTCCAGAAGGTGAAGAGTTTTGTGGCGACAGCATTGACCGTGAACGAGTCCGTGATATCATCTTGGCCGCACGTGAATCGGTGGTTCCAGAATACGCCAATATTTGACAATAAATGGATCCTATGATACAATAGAATCTTAGACAGTTAGATAAAGGACACGAAATGACTACATTCACAGATGAAAAATTTGACTACTACAGCCAAATTCGTGAGGATCTAGGTCTTGATGCAGTTTGGTCAATTTACGAGGTCGAGAACCTGAGTGAATGTCATCCCTTTAAAGGTGCTACAAAAGTTATCTATCGTGCATATGGTTCCGGTAATCACGAAGTTGCTATCGAAGGTGATACTTGGAAGTCATTGTATATTGCGGCAGATCAACTTATCCGTGACAGCGGCGATGGCCATCACATTTATATTGAGTCCTTCAAACAAAGCACTATTTCCCCTGAAATCTTATTCGTGACTACTGGCTCCTAAATTTGACAATAAATCAGTTTGGGTATATAATAGAATCTTAGACAGTTAAATAAAGGAAACGAAATGTCAGCACTTACAACATATCTGGATCGTAAGAATAGTTTTTCTAAAATCTTTGGTAACAAGGAACTTAGCTTGCAAAATGCAGTTGACCGTCAAAAGATTGCTGATAGTATCGATGCCGATCTGAGTCCCGAGAATTTGACTTGTGATGGTGAGTTGCCCCGTAGTCTGGTTCAGAAGCGTTACAAGGAATTGACTACAGCGGCTTTCGAATTGAAGCGTTTGGATCCAAAAGTTAAATTTTACGAGTTTGGTACAGAAGTTTAAGGAGACAATATGGCTCAGAATCAACAACCCGTTTTCACATTCAATGCCGATGATGTATGGGCCGCGGCCTGTCAGGCACAACGAATCAATGGTAGTTATGTTAAACTGGCTGTGATTAGTGAGTCGGATCCTTCACTTACAAAGTTGTCTAACCGTATGTTGGCAATGCAATTGTTGGCTGACCCTGTTAGTATCACCGACGAGGATCGTGAGCAAAGTAAAAAGGTTCGTGCGTTTTATCAGGCTTTGACTTTCAAAATTTTGCAAGGTAAAAAACTGAATGACTTTGACAACAACGCAATGGTGTTGTCCAATCGTGATGTTATCTCTAGCAATTATGACCTTGCAGTTATTTGCAGTTTGCCAAGTTGTTATGAGCGTGGTACTAAACGTCAAACTGTAGAACAGCGTATTAACTTTGCTACAGGTGGCTATATTAGTGCAATAGGCAACAAAGTGTCAGCTACTATTGAAGTATTGAGATCCATCTATTCACAAAAGTGGGCTACTACTTATATTACTGGTATTACAAGTGATGACCAAGTAGTGTTCTTTGCTTACAAAGAAGCATTAGAAGTTGGTAAGATGTTTGATATTTACGGTACTGTTAAAGGTCATAGAGACAATAGTACTCAACTTAATCGTGTAAAGGTTATTATATGAACATTTTAGTTAAAGAGTTCGCCGATAAGGCGATAGCAGATATACCCGGGGCTTGGAATATTACTGACGAGTTTTGCGAGAAGTTTGCAGAACTGATTGTTAGAGAGTGTAACCGTTATGCTTGTAGCGTATGGGAACATGGTCCTTTGTTAGGTAGAGATTTATTAATCCATTTTGGTGTTGAGGAGATGAGTGATGAGTAAGTTATTCGTAGGTTTTATTCTTGGTATTGTTGTCGCAACTGTAGGCTTTAGTGGCATCGCTACACTACTTGACAACGGTGTTAATAAAGTTAAAGAAGTAACACAGGAACAGGTGAAATAAATGGGACTAGATATGTATGCGTATGTTGCCGGCAAAAAAGGGCAATACAGTGAATTCTACGAATCTGCCGAATTTGATTCAACGACCAGCGAATTTGTAAGTAAGACAGTCAGTAAACCGATTGAGATTGCTTATTGGCGTAAACATCCTAACTTACACGGTTGGATGGAACAACTTTGGGAACGCAAAGGTAAGCCCGGTACAGGTAATACTGATGCTGATTTTAATGGCATTGAGTTAGAACTAACTTGGGATGACTTGGATGAACTTGAACGAGCGATTCGTAATGGTCAACTTCCAAAAACATCGGGTTTCTTCTTTGGTGACCCATCAGATGATCATTACTACAAAGAAGACCTTGAGTTTGTAAATAATGCTAAGGCAGAAGTGTTCTTAGGATTAAAAGTATTTTATAATAGTAGCTGGTAATGAGTAGATTTTATTTTGCATATGGTATGAATACGAACGTCACCGAGATGACTAGCCGTTGCCCTAAGGCAGTTAGTCTCGGTCGTTGTGTATTGCCTAATTTTGAGTTGAGATTTAGATACCACGCAGATATCGACCTTGTGCCTGGTAGTGAAATGGAAGGTGTATTGTGGGAGATTACACCCGAATGTGAAAGTGCATTGGATAGATTAGAAGGTTATCCATATTACTACAATAAGATTAATGTGGTTCTAAGTGATGGATCAATCGCTATGGCTTATATTATGAATAGTAAAGGCCCAGAAGAGGCACCCGGTGTAAGTTATGATAACTGTTTATACGAAGGTTATCTTGCACATGGTTTGGATGTGGATAAGTTGACAACAAAGATTGATAGTGTTATTATGAATAATAACCTAGAGTATGAGTATGAATCTAACAAAATACAGTCGTAATAATATATTACAAACACTTAAGACATGGGAAGTTCCTAAAGACTTTGCCGATCCTATGTATAACTATCTTGTCTATGGCTATAGTCCCGGTAGTTGTTTCACAAGTGTCCTGGCTAATGATTTTTATGGTGCTATCCGTAGTAGTCATCCCGGTAATACTATTCAAGCATTTAAAGCATTGGCAGGTTGGGTTGATGATTATGTGCCTAAGATGGCAAAGGGTAGTTACGAGGCAGTCAAAGAATGGACTGAGTTAAGTGACGACCTTCGTAGAAGTATCCTTGAAGCTAAAGGTTTAATTTTTTCTACTGAAGAAGAATCTTGGAAGATTCTTAAAGATGATCCTTCACAAGAAGTTCATTTATATTAAGGAAATATTATGGCAATCCTATATCGTATCAAACCACAACATAAGAAATCTATTATAGCCATCTATGATGTAGTTGATAACTCTGATCGTAGATGGAGTGTAACCGAGACGTATCGTTGGGGGCAAGGCTTTGTTGAAGATGAGAGCGAACTTCCTTTTAGTGATGATAGTGAACACAATGTTGATCCTAGTTTAGGTTGGGGTTGTGAACTTGATGACCTATGTTATGTAGATTTTCAGTTTGATGATAGTTTTACTGATGAGGAAAAGGAAATTATTGAACAAGGTTGGGAAGATACTGGATTAAACTGGGTTCTAGAAGGTGATCATAATTGGGTACTAGAAGGTGACTATATGACTATTTTGGGACCGTATACAGTTGACAAAATAGACGAATATGTGTATAATGTTAGTATTGAAACAGTAGAACTTAAACCCCGTCCACCTTTTGTAGCAACGAATGCGTGGCCATTCTCAGGATAAAATATGAACGAACGAATTTTAGAATTAGCAAAACAAATATGGCCTGATCCTAACACCAGCCATGTCAATCACGAAAAGTTCGCTAAGTTAATTCTTATTGATTGCTTAGAATTATGTGTAAGTTTTGGTGAAGAAGGTGATGGTTATACTATTGCGTCTGAAATGTCAGAATATTTTGGAGTTGAAGAATGAGTGCAAGTTGGATTAATAAACTAAACGAAAGTGATAGTCGCCTGCACAAGGAAGATGTACTTGCGCAAGCATTAGAAGCAAGTGCCCTCGGTAGCACAAATGCTATTAAATTTTTGACATTAACCAAAGTAGCATATAATCCATATGTGACGTTCGGTGTGCGTAAAGTTCCCGATACTATCGGTATTACTAATGCAGAAAATCCTTGGGATGACTTTGATAATTTGCTATGTGAATTAGGCAGTCGAGGATTGACAGGCAATGCCGCGCTTGAAGCTATTGATAGAATGAGTGAACGATTCGATAGTGAAGAATGGAATACATTCTGTGCTCCTGTCATTCGTAGAGATTTACGTGCCGGTATCAGCGAAAAAACAATCAATAAAATCTGTAAGAAAACAGTATACGAGATTCCTACTTTTGGTTGTCAACTTGCAACCAACAGTGAGGGTCGTCCTGAGATGAAGGGTACTAAACGATTAGAGCCTAAACTAGATGGTGTGCGTGTATTGATGTTTGTAATTCCAGGTGCAAGCGAAGGTATCTCTACTGTTTGTTATAGCCGTAATGGTAAAGTATTTGATAACTTTGGTCACATTGAAGAACAAGTTAAAAACAACTTTATCAGTATTTTACGTGCTACTAGAGCTACTGATCAAGGTCGTAGTTTGCAAGAAGGTTTTGTATTAGACGGTGAAGTGATTGGTAATACATTCCAAGAACTGATGCGTCAAGCACGCCGTAAGACTGATGTACAAGCAGATGATAGTGTGTTCAATATCTTTGATATTATTCCATTACAAGACTTCCGTAAAGGTCATTGGAACGCACAATTACGCAAACGTATTGCATTACTAGATGCTATGCGACCTGTTGTTGACACAATGCCTAACGTAGAACTACTACCGCATATTATGGTCGACCTTGATACAGCGGCAGGTAAGGATCAATTGATGCGTTATGCTAAAGATAATGTAAATGCAGGATTTGAAGGCATTATGATTAAAGAGTTAGAAGCTCCATATCTGTGTAAGCGTAGTACTGATTGGATGAAATGGAAGCCAACGTTAACGGTAGACTTGGAGGTCGTAGGTGTTGAAGAAGGAACTGGTAGAAATTTGGGAAGACTTGGAGCACTTGTTTGTCATGGAGTTGACGACGGGAAAGAAATTACAGTCAATGTGGGTAGTGGCTTTAGTGATACTGATAGAGATGATTACTGGACTAATCGCAATCTGGTCATTGGTCGCACTGCTGAGGTCTTGTGTGATGTGATTACACAAAACCAAGACGGCACCTACAGTTTGCGTTTTCCTCGCTTTGTTCGTTTTAGGGATGACAAATGAACGAACGAATTGAACATTGTTTATACCAAGCAGGATTGACTGCACAAGGATGTTGGGACGAGCTTGATGATTATGCTAAAGAAGGTATAGAAAAATTTGCCGAGTTGATTATTAGAGAGTGTATGAAAGAAGCGTGGGATGAGATCATTGACGATGAGTATATTGCCACAGAAACTAATCCTCTAATCAGAGAATACTTATTAGGTCAGAATCAAGGTATCGTAGATGCGGTTATTAGATTTAGAAACCATTTCGGAGTTAAAGAATGAAATCTTATCACGCAGTAAATGATTTGCATATGGTGATGGCCCACGCTGTTTACGAGGGCTTTCCGGAATATGAATACGAAAGCCGTGATTTTAACAATCCAGATCGAGATGCTCGGGTTGTCAAAAAAACAAGACACACTGAATACAATCTAACGGTCAAGGCTATGTTCCCCCAAGTATGGAGTTCAACAGCATTGGGCTTTGGTGGTATTGGTGGACAGGCTATTACTACCGCATATACCACAGTGGTAGAAAGTGACATTGACGCAAGTTGTTGTGTATATTTTGGTGGACAATTTGCTTACCGTATTGAACGTCCTAATGAACAATTTTTTGAGGACTTGATGAAGCAACAAATGACTACAGTGACGGGAGCAAAGAAACGATATGAACGAACGAATTAAAGAACTTATGGAAGAGGCTGGCATCTACGATTTTGTAGTTGAGTCTATGGGCATCAATGAAGAAATGGAAAAGTTCGCCGAATTAATTGTTAGGGAAATGTTAGTGACTTGTGAAGAACATCCTGCTTGGACTGGTCGTATGATTGGGAATCAGATTAAAGAACATTTCGGAGTTGAAGAACTCTCCGTTTGTAAACACGATTGGTATAGTGCAAAGAATCCTGTGGTGCAAAATGGTAGCGTTTGCGTTATTTGCGGTGCTATTGATGCTAGAGAACCCGAGGAGTTAAAGAATGATTAAAGTTGTGTTAGCATTTGTATTACTTTTTATTCTGTTTTTTATGGGCATTACACTTGCCCGAAATATGACAGGTAAAGAGGCATTGGCCTTGACTAAAATGCTAGGATATAGTATACTGTGTTCACTACTGACGATTGCAGTTTTAATTTCAATCGTTGTACTTTTTTAAGGACTATTATGTTTTCTGATTTTCTTATTAGACCATTGTATTTTGTACTTGGTTTTGTATTTTGTTTCTTTCTTTTTGTAAAAGGTATTATCTAAAATGAATCGTTATTTTAAACTTGGTATTGTTGCTACTGCAGTTGCATTGACCTGTGCTTGCACCCGTATTGAAACTGGTGAAGTAGGTCTTCGCCGAGGTTTTGACAAACAAGTCTCTAATGTTGAACTGCTACCAGGTAGTTTCAATCAAGTTATCGTTGGTGAAGTGATGACATTCCCGATCAAGGATGTGAATATTAAACTTGACGATATGACACCATTGGCAAAAGATAACAGCACAATGAAAGACTTTGATGCTGTCGTTATCTATAATTTGAACCAAAGTCAAGTTGCTGAACTGTATAACACAAAGAGTAAAGCATTTCACCTCGATCGAGGTGGCGATACTTACTTGATGTATAATTATGTACAACAAATGGCCCGTAATGCTATCTATAAATCAGCACGTGAATATGAAGCATTGGATATGGCTGACAATCGTAGTCAAATTGAAATCCGTGTAAAAGAAATTATGCAGAAATCTATTACTGACGAAAAACTTGATGGTGCTATTCAAGTAACACAGGTTCTAGTGCGTAATGTTGTACCTGCTGATAGTGTTGTTGCAAGTGCAAACGAATTGGTTCGTGCTAAGAATGAACTCAAACAGAAAGAGGTTGAAGTTAAGACTGCTGAAGCAGAAGCCCGTCGTATTGCGGCATTGAACGCAAACGCAGGTGCTATTCAGTATATGGATGCTCAGGCTCGTATGAAGCAAGCCGATGCTTCACTTAAAATGGCAGAGGCAATTTCTAGTTTCAAGGGTAATACTCTTGTGATTGGTGCTGGTGCTAACGTCAACGTAGGTAAATAAAAAATGATGTCCCTAAATGAATTCAGTATGTTTGTTGCCGGAGTAATTTGGGGTATCTTTATTATAGAACCTATCTGGATTATCGCTAGAAAAATTTACAAAAACGCTAAAGAGGCACAAAATGGTAACAATCGTTAAACACGAATGGCATCAACACGATAGACAATATGCTATTGAACTTGATGAAGCACTATTAAGCGAAATCTATCCTGACTTAGATGAGGATGAGATTGCACAGAAACTTGCAGACATTGAATCAGGTGAAGTTGACTATGAAGAAGTTATCAGTGATGCCTATGACAATGATGTAGAGATTGAATGGGACTTTCAATATGATGACTGCTGGACTGACCGCAAAGGTGGTTACGAAGTTACATACGAACTAGGTGATGAATCTAGTTGGGTAGAACCAGAGAAAGAACCAGAGCCTACACATAAATGCACTAAGTGTCGTTGGACTGGGCAAAGATATAACACATTGACACAATACTTACGTGAAGATGGTTCAGTAATTGAAGATTACTATGACTCCGAAGAAGAATCTCATAATACAAAGGATGTTTGTCCGATGTGTGATGGTGAACTTAATCTAACTGAACACGGTATAGTTGAGGAAGAAGAAAGAAAAAAACGCATAGCAGAGCTAGAAGCTATGTTTGACGAAGAGGAAGAATAATATGGCAACGTGGAGCATAAAACCCGAGTGGAAGAAATCAATTATCGAGCGTAACTATCTGTATAAAGATGGTCAACAACTTGTTGTTGAAACAGGTTGGCGTTGGGGCGAGTTTACATTAGAAACAGAAGATGACAATCCTCCTGATATTGAAGCAGGTGTAGATATGTATAACTGTGATTATGAAACAGAACTAGTAGAAACATCTGATGGTTGTTGGGAAGAACACGACTATGATGATGTTGATGACGAGACACGGGAGTGGTTGGAAGAATTCTTTGATGAAGGTAACAGTTGGTTAGACTTAGAAGAACACGGATGGAGTCAAGGTGACTGTGAAATGATTATTGATTGTGATTTAATCATTGAACGACTTGATGAAAACGGCGAACCCACTGGAGAGTTTGCTAATAAGGAAGACACTAACGAAGAAGTAAAAGAACCTATGAAGTTAGTTCCTACTGCACAATGGCCATTCAGCAAACCTGAAGAAGGTAATGAATGATAGATGACCCACTATCATTAGTTGGTAAATCTTTTGTATTTGAAGATGGTGCAACTATCAATGTTACGCAGGTTAAACTACGGGATGAAGGCTTATACTGGGTAACATATATGACTAGCACTGGGCCCGGCATCCCTATTAGGTATGTAATGACAGTAGAGGAATTTATCAATACATATGGTCACTTATTTAAAGACTAAATATTAGATGCGCTTAAAATTCCTATCATTCTCTAATCTCACACTATTAGTAGCACTATCACTTAGTTCGGTAGCTGCCTGGTATAGTATCATTGGCTTAACCGCTATCTTTGCAGGTGCGGTTATTCCTGTTATCATAATGGGTAGTATCTTAGAAGTAGGAAAGATTACTACTACAGTATGGCTACGCAAGTATTGGCATCGTGCTAGTTGGGTACTCAAATTATATCTTGTGCCTGCTGTTATTGCATTAGCATTGCTTACTAGTATGGGTATCTTTGGCTTCTTGTCAAAGGCACATATGGATCAAGGCATTACATCAGGTGATGTACAAGCCAAACTAGCATTGTATGATGAGAAGATTAAGACACAACGAGATAACATTGAGTTAGCACGTAAAGCATTAACTCAGATGGATAATCAAGTTGACCAACGATTAAGTCGTGGTGATAGTGAGAATAGTGCTGAACGAGCAGTACAGATTCGTAGACAACAAGCAGGTGAACGTGCTAAACTACAAAAAGATATCGGTGAAGCACAATCAATAATTGCTAAATTAAATGAAGAACGTGCACCTATTGCGGCAGAGAATCGTAAAGTAGAGGCAGAAGTAGGTCCCATCAAGTATATTGCCGCATTGATTTATGGTGATACGGCTGATAACAACACGCTTGAAGGTGCAGTAAGATGGGTTATTATCTTATTGGTTATTGTATTCGATCCATTAGCCATTGCACTTGTGTTGGCAGCTAATGCAAGTAAAGAATGGGACAAAGAAGAAGAATCACATAAACCTGATGCCTGGGTAGCTGATGTAGGCGAGAAACCTACAGCAGAAGAAATTGCTGAACCCATGTATGAACCTGATGATGGGCCGTTAACTGAAGAACAACTTGAACAAATCAAGGAATCAGTTAAACAATCAGTAGATCCTACTCCACCGGGATGGATGTTTGAAAAGCCAGAACCCGAGCCTATTAAATGTTATAAGTGTAGTACTGAATTACTAAATGCACCCGGTATAGGTCCATTCTGTCCAAATAAAGAATGTGATGTTAAGGACAATACTGAAGGTGTAGAAATAGAATTTATCGAACCTGAAAAGTCTATACTAGAACAACATCCTTACTTAAATCAACCTTTTGTTAGCTTTGATGTTAAGCCTATGGTCGCTACTAAGGAAGAAGCACCAGTGGAAGTAGTAAAACCAAAAAAGAAGCGTAGCAAGAAGAAAGTAGAGCCTGTAATAGAAACAGTTAATGTGACTACAGAAGAATTAGTTGCGCCACCTGTAACGAAGTATAAAGAAATGCCAGGTGGCTATGTTGACTTTGAAGGTAAACAAGTTCAAAAAGATGCATTAAAAAGCTTAAGACCCGATCTGTTTATAGTAAAACCTGATAATACAAATGGGCAAGTTGAAACAAGTTTTGGAACGAAGTTCCCAACTACTGCAAAGCGTGGAATGATTTTTGTCCGTGTAGACACATTACCCAATCGTGTATACAAGTTTGACGGTCGTCAATGGATTGAGATGCAAAAGGACCAAACCGATACATACCTTCACAACCAAAAGTATATTGAATTCCTAGTAGGAAAAATAGAAAAGGGTGAGTATGATATTGAGTTATTGTCCGATACCGAACGTGAAGAAATTGCCCAATATTTAGGTAACCAAAATAGTTGAAAACAATTAAGTATTAGTATATAATAGACTTATTGTAACAACTATCGGAGTACTTATGAAGCTCACTATCGTAGCATTATCTTGCTTAATTTTTGCAGGATGCGCTAGCAATAAAGGTGAAATTCCTACTATTGAATCACAGTCATTCAAAATCAGTAAAAATGAATCTATCAAAATCGACAAAGCGTGTGGTTGGATTCAACGGGACAAATGTACTATTGAAAGAATCGAAGCAGTAGGTGTTCAACCTTCTGTCGGTGCAACACGTTCATTGCAAAAGTCAACTACACTTATGGCGTGTGATAATGCTAGAGCCAATGTAGTTAGTTATGTGTTTGGCACTAATGTTAGTGAAAGTAGAACTGCACGAACAAAAAACAAACAAAACGAAAATCAAAAAGACCGAGTGAAGTCTAAAACTGAAATTGGTCAAGATGTTGATATGGCGAGCGATGACAATGAAAAGGATACTAATTATAGTATTCGTGAAGCATTGATCAACTCTGATATTGACATGGTTCGTACAATCACTACAAGTAGTCAAGGTAGATTAGTTGGATTTAGAATCGAAGATGCTAAACCAATCGATGCTAAAACTATCGCTTGCACTATTGTTTGGAGTAAGAATGATAGTCAAGACTTAAAGAAAGTTCGTAGTTTAATTTCAGGTCAATAATGAAAAAAATACTAGCGGGGTTGTTGTGTTTAGTAGCTACAACTGCAAGTGCCATACAGGTTACTGGTGAAGGTTCTACGTTGGAGGAGGCAAAACAAAATGCCTTCAAAACAGCAATTGAATTTGAAGCAGGTGCAGTTATAGTTAGTGAACGTGAAAGCAATAACTATAAATTAGTTAGGAATGAGATTCTAGTTTATAGTTCGGGCTATATTAGTGATTTTAAAATCATTAGTTCAGTTAAACACGGAAACCAAGTTAAAGTATTAATTGACGTTCAGGTTGCTAGCAACAAACTAGCTGATAGAATATTAGGTGTAGGTAAAGATGCTAAAAACTTTGATACTGATAAACATAGTAATCAGTATGGTAGTTATCTTCGGGGTAAACAAAATGGAGATAGATTGTTACAACAATTGTTGAATGATTACCCTAAAAAAGCATATCATCTTACACAAGGTGTTCATCAGTTAAAAGTTGATGTTAATCGTAATGGTATCATTGAGATTCCATTAGAACTGCGTTGGAACTATCAATTCATTGAATCCTTTAACGAAGCACTTAAAATTTTAGAAGATGGTAGCAATGGTTTATTTCAAGCTAGTCCTAGTAATGTTACTGTAATGGCTAAAGACCCTAAAGACTGGGTACTCGGTAGTAAAAATCATTATAAGTTTAATGATATGAATACAGTGTCTGCTATTACACAAACATTGCAACATAATCAACCTAGAATTTTAGTTAGCATTAAGAATATTAATAACAAAGTTGCATTTCAACAATGTTATATTCCAGATTCAATGTCAGGAAAAAAGCCTGCATTTTATGATGCTAGTACACACGTTGTATTATACGGGAATCGCATTGAGAAGAACAAAATATATTTAAATTTTGTAAATATGCACGAAGTAATGAAAGAAATTCAGAGCATAGAACTGAATATTGTAGCAGATAATAACTGTCCATAAAAAATCATTCACATAAAAAAACACAGATAAGTATTAATATGTCAACAGAAAATAAACTCAACCATTGTTCATTTTGTGATAAACACAAAGATGATGTTAAGAAACTAATTGTCAGCGAAGAAGTGGCTATTTGCAGTGATTGCGTAGAACTGTGCAATACATTAATGATTGATGAAGAAAATACAAAAACCGATATTACCCCTGAAGATTTAGTATCGTATGATCCAGAATCAATCAAGGATTATCTTGACCAGCACGTTATCGGACAAGATAACGCTAAAAAAGTGTTGAGTGTAGCTATTGCTAATCATTACAAACGTATTAACAAACCACCAAAAGACTTAGAAATCTCTAAGGGTAATGTGTTATTGGTTGGTCCTACTGGTTCAGGTAAAACCTTGCTTGCTAAGACAGTTGCTAAGTATCTCAAAGTGCCCTTTGTAGTTGCAGATGCTACTAGTATTACAGAAGCAGGTTACGTAGGTGATGATGTTGAATCTATGATTTCAATGTTATTGAATGCCGCGGGTGGTGATGTTAAACTAGCAGAGCGTGGCATCGTATTCATTGACGAGATTGATAAGATTGCCCGTAAAGGTGAAAGTGCTAGCATCACACGTGACGTATCAGGTGAGGGTGTTCAGCAAGCATTATTGAAGATGGTTGAAGGAACAGTTTGTCGTATCCCAGCCGGTGGAGGACGTAAGCATCCAGGTGGTGATATGATTGAGATTAATACCAAGAACATTTTGTTTATTGCAGGTGGTGCATTTGTTGGATTGAAAGATATTATCAAAAGCAGAGAGTCCGGAACAAGTATCGGATTTGGTGCTAAAATTAAAGACAAGAGCGTTGAGGGTAGTTTAAGTAACGTCAGCCCTGACGATCTGGTTAAGTTCGGTATGATTCCAGAGTTCATTGGTCGATTCACTACTACTGTCAATGTAGAAGATTTGAGCAAAGAAGACTTGGTTAAAGTATTGACTGGTATTAAAAATAACTATATTGACCAATACAAGTATTTGCTAAGTTTAGACAATATTGAATTGAATTTCACGGAAGACGCATTGGATCAGTTGGCAGAGAATACATTAGCATTGAAAACAGGTGCTCGTGGATTGCATACTGAAATCGAGCGTGTGTTGATGACACATATGTTTAACACTAAGAAATACCGTGAAAATAAGATTGTAAACATAAATATAGATAGAAAACAAATTTTGGAGCCAACAGTATTAGTATGAGAGGTAGAAAGGTTTTAGTTCAAGACGGAAACGTAGACAAAGCATTGCGAAAATTTAAAAAAGTTATCGCAGACTACGGTACCTTACAAGAGGTACGTGACCGTCAAGAATTCGTAAAACCCACTATCAAACGCAAACTAGCAAGAAGCCAGGCGAAAAGACGCTGGAATAAGTATTTGCGTGACCAAAGTCTTCCTAAGAAATTGTTCTGATCCAAAATAATAGATTTTTTTGCGTATTTTTAGTATAATAAATACGTATTCAGATGCCGATGGTCGGGTCTGAAATATGTCATATTTGCTTATAGGAGAAATAAAATGACAAACAACACATTAACCCTTCGTTCCTTAGACATTCCGTCTATTCACAAATTTGCAGTAGGTTTCGACAATATGTTTGACGAACTACTACGAACATCACAAGCTAACACAAACTATCCCCCATATAACATCGTTAAACATGGTGATGACAGTTTTGCTATTGAATTAGCAGTTGCTGGCTTTAGTGATGGTGAAATTAACATTCAAGTTGAACGCAACCAACTTACTGTTAAGGGCGAACAAGCCGTTGATTTAGATAATCAAGTTGAATATCTACATCGCGGTATCTCAGCACGAAGTTTCACACGCACATGGACATTAGCTGACCATGTTGAAGTTGCAGGAGCTAAGTCTGAAAATGGTATCTTGACTATTTCTTTAGAGCGTAAAGTT